GGCGTAGATCAGCTTAAAAATCTCGTGTATAGCATTAAGCACAATCCAGATTCAAGACGCTTAATGATTAGCGCATGGGCTCCACATGAGATGCAAGATATGGTTTTGCCTCCTTGTCATTATGCTTTTCAAGTTTATATTAACAATGGTGTTATGGATTTGATGTGGCAACAGCGATCTGCTGATGTTTTCTTAGGTTTACCTTACGATATTACAATGTACGGCTTATTGCTAGAGATGTTGGCTAAAGGTACTGGGTTGAAAGCAGGTCAGCTAATAGGGCAATTAGGCGACTGTCATTTATATAATAATCATTTAGAGCAAGCTAAGGAATATAAAGACCGACCTAGACGAGCAATGCCTCAACTAGAATTAGAAAGCGGAATATACTTAGACGAGTTCTTATACATTCCAGAAGCTAATGAAATTAAATTAAATAACTACAACCCGTATGCTTCAATTAAAGCAGAGCTAAGTGTTGGTAAATAAATTAAAAAATGTATTACATATATCACATTACTGGTAAAAAAATCGGAGTAACACGTGATCTTAATAAAAGAGTTACGAAGCAACAAGGTTATGCTTTAGACGAATACGAAGTTCTACATACTAGCGACGATATCGATGAGATATCTGACTTGGAAATAGAACTTCAAAAGTCTTATGGCTATAAAGTAGATAGACAAACTTACAAAAATTTAATAAATAAAAACAATTCAATGACAATTAACGCTACAGAGCAGACTTCAACATTTCCATGTCCATTAAACAAGCTGAAAGGCCAATTAATGGACAATTTAGGCTTAAGCTGGGAAACAACACACGGAACTTTTAAAATAACTAAAGAAAATATACCTTGGATAATTAAAAATGCTAGAACTTCAATGTTTAATGATTGCAGATGTTATGTATATAACAAAGCTTTTAAAGTTAATAGCGCTGAAAATAAAAAACCTTCAAACTCAGGTGACGAAGCAAACATATATGATAAGATAAGAACTTGGGCTGCAGACAAGGGTATATATGCAAAGGGTGATTCAAAAACCCAGTACTTAAAACTTATGGAAGAGTCAGGAGAGCTTGCAGAAGCTTTATTAAAAAATGATGAAACAGAAGTTATAGATGCTATTGGCGATATGGTTGTTGTTCTAACAAACTTAGCTAAATTAAGAGGTCACAATATAGAGGATTGTGTTGCATCTGCTTATGGCGTAATTAAATCTAGACAAGGTAAAATGATTAATGGAACATTTGTAAAAGAAACATTATAATGGATAAACAAGAAATAGAATTTAGAGATCCAGTTGTTAAACGTGTTGTAAATAAATTTGTATCAAGATCTGATGTAGGCTTCGATAAGTATGGTGTTACATTGCAAGATGACCCATCTAAAATGTTTGAATGGCTTAATCATTTACAAGAAGAACTAATGGATGCAGTATTGTATCTTCAGAAAGCTAAAGAAACTTATACTGAAGAGCTACAAGAAGATTTATTGTCGGACTTAGAATTTTCAGATGAGGAAGTCTTTTAAAAGAAAAACTGGCAAACGAGGACCAGTGAGAGCAAAGAAGGTATCATATGATGGTATCGACTTTGCTTCAGGTCTTGAGAAGCATATGTACGTAGCTATGAAAGAAGCTGGTATAAAAAGCAAATACGAAGGAGAAACATTTGTTCTATTAAACGGTTTTCATTTTGAGAATGAAGTATATGAAAGACAAGCGAATGGTAAAGGTGAATACAAAAATAGAGGATGTAAGAGAATACTACCTATTAAGTATACACCAGATTTTATTGGCGAAGACTTTATAATAGAAACAAAAGGTAGAGCTAATGAATCATTCCCTATGCGATGGAAGCTATTTAAGCAATTAGTTACTAATCAATTCCCTGGGTATACGATTTATAAACCACAAAATCAAGCAGAATGTCAAGAGACAGTAAGGTTAATCCTTTCGAAGCAAAAAGGATAGCAAGGCAAAAATACGCTGAGCGCCAAATTGAAAAGTTCATTAAATGGAGCTGGGAGATTAAAGGTAGGGTAAGATCTACAGATATAGAAAAATTACATAAACGATATAAAATAGAATGTTATGCAAATTAAAGACGAAGACAGTAAAGGATGGGCGTTATCACTAGGACTTTATCCTGGTATATTATTAGGGTTTAGAACATATAAACAAGTAGATATGATAACGCATGTGCTATACATACCGTTTGTAGACTTGGCTTTAGAAATAGATTTATAATGTCAGAAGATATAGAAACTCAGTTTCATACCATAGATCTATTCGTTAGAGATATACTCGACGATATGAAAACAGTAAATAAATCAACAACAAAACCTGTCATGCTAGCTCATATGAGTGCATGGCAGAATACGTTAGAAACAATTAAATACATAATAGATATATAATGGGATTATTTGACGAGAGAATTGCTTACAAACCTTTTGAGTATCCAGAATATTACACTGAAGGTTGGCTAAAACAAGCTCAGGCTTTTTGGCTACATACAGAAATATCCATGCAAAGCGATTTAAAAGACTGGAATGAAAAATTAAATGAGAAAGAAAAGCATTTAGTTGGTAATATACTTCTCGGCTTTGCTCAAACAGAATGTGCAGTATCAGATTACTGGACACAAAAAGTTGTTGGTTGGTTTCCTAAACATGAGATACAGCAAATGGCTATGATGTTTGGATCACAAGAAACAATCCATGCAGTAGCTTACAGTTACTTAAATGAAACTTTAAAATTAGAAGACTATGAAGCTTTCCTCCACGAGCCAGCGACTGCTGAGAGGTTTAATAACCTGGTTGCTTATAATGGTAGTAACCGCACTGGTATTGCTAAGTCCCTTGCTGTATTTTCAGCATTTGCCGAAGGCGTATCCCTTTATAGCGCTTTCGCTGTTTTGTACAGTTTCCAATTACGTAATTTACTTAAGGGAATAGGGCAGCAAATGAAGTGGTCTGTAAGAGATGAATCCCTGCACAGTAAAATGGGTTGTCAATTATTTAGGCATATGTGTGAAGAGGATAGTCAGTTACTTGAATTGTGTCGCGAGGATATCATTAAATCAGCCGAGGCGATGGTTAAGCTAGAGACTAATTACATTACCAAGATGTTTGAAAAGGGTGACATAGAAGGCATCAAGTCAAACGATTTAAAGCACTTTATAAAGAAAAGAACAAATGAAAAACTTGTTGAACTTGGGTATGTCGACTTGGGGAACTATTTCGCGTATGACACTAAAGCAGCGAGTAATCTTGATTGGTTTTACCATCTTACCGGGGGCGTTACCCATACTGATTTTTTTGCGATTAGGCCGACGGATTATTCCAAGGCGGGTGAAGATGAGGATTATGAAGATATTTGGTAAACTAAAAACAAAACAAAATGAAAGAACAAACACTAATTAACATGAAGCATGATATGGGAAAGCTAGCTGAAGCTATGCATAATACCATAAGAGATTTAGTAGGTTTAAACACCCTAACTCAAGGCTTATTACAAACAGTTAAACTAATGCCAGGGTATGAAGATGCTATACACGAACTTACTACAAAAATTGCTGAGACTGAGCCTGTAGAACCCAAAATAGATAAATAAATAAAATATGTGGAATGAATAAAGCAAGGCCTATAATTTTAAGACTATACAAAAACGATAATTTAACAGAAGAAGAGGTTAACATTTTGTTAGATTGTATAGATAATAAAAATAATTATTATACTCAACCAGTTCCAACTAAGGTTGATTGGACTTACAGACCAGACGAACAACCTCGATGGACACTAACAAATAATAATAATATTTAAAATATGTGGAATGAAAACTGGATTAAAGGAGAAGATTACCCTGCGTGGGGTGATACAGACGTATACAAGAAGACAATATCCGGGGGATATCTATTTGACGGAGAGAGTCCTAAAGAAGCATACCAAAGAGTCGCTAAAACTGTTGCTCGTAGGCTTTATAAACCGGAACTTGCTGAAACCTTTTTCAAATATATTTGGAATGGTTGGTTATGCTTGGCATCTCCTGTACTTAGTAATACTGGTACTGACCGTGGGTTGCCTATTAGCTGTTTCGGTATTGACGTAGCAGATAGCATACAAGATATTGGGAGTAAAAATTTAGAAATGATGATGCTCGCTAAGCACGGTGGTGGCGTTGGTATCGGTATTAATCAAATTAGGCCAGCCGGAGCTAAAATAACAGGTAATGGAACATCAGACGGAGTCGTACCCTTTTGCAAAATATACGATTCAACAATACTTGCCACAAACCAAGGATCAGTTAGAAGAGGAGCTGCTTCTGTTAATATCAACATTGAACATGCCGACTTTGACGAGTGGCTTGAAATCAGAGAACCTAAAGGAGATGTTAACAGACAGTCGCTTAATCTACATCAGTGCGCAATTGTTGGTGATAAGTTTATGCGTAGACTTGAACAAGGGGATAAGGAAGCTAGAAATAGATGGAGTAAACTTCTTAGAAAACGAAAAGCAACTGGAGAGCCGTATATTATGTTTAAAGGGAATGTTAACAAAGCAAATCCAGAAGCATATAAACAAAATGGATTAAAAGTGCATATGACGAACATTTGTTCTGAGATAGCACTACACACTGATGAAACACATAGCTTTGTATGCTGTTTATCATCACTAAATTTAGCAAAATATGAAGAATGGAAAGACACTAATCTTATACACGACGCCATTTGGTTTCTTGATGGAGTTATGGAGGAATTTATTCAACGCGCCAAAGGTCTTAGAGGATTCGAAAACACTATTCGATCTGCACAAAAAGGGAGGGCATTGGGCTTGGGTACCCTCGGATGGCATACCTACTTACAGGAGAAAGGTATTCCTTTCGAAGGTTTACTTTCTCAGTTTGAAACTAGGAAAGTTTTTTCGCAAATCAAAATTGAAAGTGAAAGAGCCTCTAGAGCGCTTGCTGAGGTGTATGGTGAACCTCTTTGGTGTGCTGGTACTGGTATGCGTAATACTCATCTTCGGGCTGTCGCTCCTACTGTCTCTAATAGTAAGCTTTCCGGTAACGTTAGTCCAGGCATTGAACCGTGGGCTGCGAATGTATTCACGGAACAAGGAGCCAATGGAACATTCATAAGGAAAAACCCTACGCTTGAACAAGTATTGGAAGATAACGGTTTGAATACTGGTGATATATGGAATAAAATATTAGCTGATGGCGGATCTGTGCAAGATATTAAAGAGCTTGATGATGTTCTTGTTGGTGATCACGATATACCTGTTAAAGAGGTTTTTAGAACTTTTAAAGAGATTAATCAGTTAGAACTAGTTAATCAAGCAGGATTAAGGCAACAGTACATAGATCAATCAGTTAGTTTGAATCTTGCGTTTCCTTCAGAAGCTACTCCTAAATGGTTAAACAAGGTTCATTTTGAGGCATGGAAAAAAGGTGTTAAAACTTTGTATTACACAAGAACTGAAAGCGTTCTACGTGGAGACATTGCAGCTAATGCAATGAATGAAGACTGTCTAGCTTGTGACGGCTAAGCAAACTAATAGGTTTACAAAATAAATAAAAAGTAAACTAATAGGTTTACAAATAAAAAAGGCTCTCGTAATTGAGGGCCTTTTATTATTTATTATATTTGCTACTTTGCATTTAGCATTTTTTTCTTTTCTTAGCTTTCTCTTCTAGTCTAATAGCTTTGTCTTCTTGCTTAGCGGCTCTTTTAAGTAAGCGATCCGCTCTTCTATCTCTTCCTTCATCTACAGCTTTTCTTCCCTTAGCCGCATTCTTTTCAGATCTTGCGTATAATCTCTCAGAGCGAGCTGTTTGCTTAGCAGGAGATCCAATGTGATAGCCATTGTTTCCTTCTATACCTAATCCTTGTGGACCTATTCCTTTTGTTCTCATATTTTACTTTTTAGTTGTTTTACTCCATCTCGCTTTAAACCCTCGAATATCTACATGCGTAAATGTATTGTATTTACCTACACCACCCATCTTAAATCTTTCGTTTTTCATTAAGTCGTTAACTGTTTCTGCAATTTCGCTAGGGCTTTTCGTTTCAGACTTTACGTCAGCAGCTTTACCTGTTAAATGCTGAGAATTAGTAGCCCCACCTACGTCAGCGTTATGAGCTTTACATCTATATGCGTTAGTAAGGTCTAGTTTACCAACCTCATCCCTCAACACCTGTAGGTTTTCAGCTAGTTCCATTATGTTGTTCTTAACAAATTCAGGCATAGTACAACCACACTTGCATTCAAATTCCGATAAATTAAAGTTCTTAGTTAGTTTTGTCATTAATCTTCTTTTTTTATTCTAGCCCATTTAGATATTGTATAACCTATGGTAACTAGTAGTAATATTAATTTTAACCAATCTTCTATTTGACTAAAAGTAGCTAACCCCATTACAGATCCGTTTATCATATATATTCTTAAGTTATCGGTCATGATCATTTATTTATTGCATTTACAGTTACCTCCGCAGCCACAACCCGGGGTTGCTGGATCTGGATTATAATCAGGAACCGCAGCCCCTGTTCCATCTGGACTTACTGATATTTTCATACCTTCCTTAGCTGTTAAACCTACTCTAGCTTGTCTAATTTTTGTTGTGATTGGTGTTGACATTATTTTTTATTTTTTGTTAATCTTGATCTTAATTTTTCTCGTCTTTTAGCTAGAGCTTTTTTCTTTTTTTCCGCTATCTTTTCTCTTCTCTCTTTAAGCTTTTCTGCCGCGGATAAGTTAGCTACTCGTTGTTTCTCTTTTTCTTTTTTAGCAGCTCTAGTTCTTTTAGCTTTTTCCTTACCTTCTATTTTTCTCTTAGCTTTACCTTCAAGCTTTATAAGATCAAACTCTTCATTCTTAGCACCAACGTTCCATGTTCTCCAACCTAAAGCTAATGCTATTCTTTGAAACTTGCTATTTCTGTCGTCCAACATTTCTCCTACACTCCTAGCTTCCGCTAAAGCTCTATCAAGTGGTACATTAAAAGCAGCAGAAGATAAGTTAGCTATTATAGTATACGTTGATGATGGATTAAATTTACCATCTATTGTAACATCCCAAGGATGCTTCTCTATAATATCCCTTTCAAATTGCCGTGTCTGAATGCTTGAATAAACTTTTCTAAGTTTAGAACCTATTGCTGGTGCTAGGTTTGCTAGTTCAATAATTGTCTTGGTTTGATCTCCTGTAAAACCTTTCTCGTCTTCTCTTTTCCATATAGAGATCGAATTCTTTAAAGTAGTAAATATAGCTCCGTATATTCCAGTACCTCGTATAATCGAATCAGTCATACCGTCTAATATACCAGCAGCTTTCTTTTCTATAGCTTGATTCTTTTTGTCTTCATCTTCCTCATCTTCTTCTTCGAATCCAGGTATTAATGCAAACGCTGTTTTTGACAATGCGTTAAACAAAAAGTTTTGTATAGCTCCGTAATAAAGTATCTTGGATATATGTGTCTTTGCATCCCCACGTCCATTTATAAGGTCCTGGCCAGACTTTTTCATAAGTCTAGTGTATTGCATCGTTGTGTTTTGAAACGACAAGATAAGACGTCCCGCAACGCTTCGCTGTTGTTGAGACACTAATGCAGGATCACCTGACTGCTGAGCTTCGTCTGACAATTTACTAAAATCTTCAAAAGCTTTTGTTTCTGCTTCTTTTAAACTAAGACCTTGCTTCTTGTAGGTGTTAATTCTGTTACGATACAAAGTAGCACCACCCATCGAGATAGCAAAACTATCTGCAATCTGCGTTGGTGTAAAACCTATCTTTAGTATATATGAAATAACAGCTTGAGCTTTATCCTGTGAATTCTTAGCAGCATTGGCAATTTCAGCTTCTTGAACATCTGATTTCAAACCACCTCTACGTTGCTTTAATTTATCCGAGTTAAAGATTGTTACAAAGTCTTTCCAGTATTGTGGTTGATTTGCAAACGCTATTGCCGCTTTAGCTGGATTGTTATCAGACCAGTTTATAAAGTTAGCCGCAGAAAGAGTTTGCAGTACCGCAGATCTTCTGTTAAAAAACATTATTGTACCAATAGAGCTATTAACCCAGTTCATCCATTTACTAGTTATAGCGTCACCACTTTGGTTTGGGCTATTACTACCGGACTTCATTGCGTATATAGAGTTCTCAATAGCTTTCCTAGAAGCTTCTCCATACAGCGCTTCTACTTTATTTAGATTCTTTTCGCTAAATATAATATCTACGTTCTCAATGAATTCAGCTAAGTATTCTTTTCTATTTGTTTTTTCAGTTAGGTTATTCAGGTCGCTTAAGGTCGTCTGAGCCATCCAATATTCACTAGGAGCTGGCCACACGTCTTTCTTAGATACCATTAATAATCCATCCGCAAAACTACTTAATTCAGGATCATTAGCTACAAGATCGTTTAATTTCTTGTTGTCTCTTTTGGAAAGTCCAGGCACTTCTTCTCCTGCTTTATTCCATAAGTAAACTCGAACAGCAGCATCATAAGTATACTGCTCACCTGCTATTAGTTTATTTAGTTTCTTTCTAACTGGCTTAAAGGTTTTAAGTAAAGCCTTCGTATCCTCTTTAATCACTTGTCTTGCTGACTCTAAAGCTGCAATACCTTGGAAATAAGGATCCATTAAACTTTCTTCAAAAAACTTTTGGTCAGCTTCACCTTGCTTTCCTTTACCAGCAAATTTGTATTGAGTTAGCCCTCTAAAATCTTCTGCTGATGGAGATATAAAGAATTTAAACTTACCTGTTTTTTTACCTCTTCTCTGGGCGGTTGCTTTAGAAAACTCTTTAAACGATTCCACACCTTTTTGGCGTTCGATCATATCATTAAACTTAGTGTCTAAGCTTTGTGAAAACTTAACCTTAGCTAACTGAACTTTACCTTTAACATCGAAAGTGTCTAAAGCATCTTTAACTGCTTTAACATTTCCTGTGTGATCATCAGCAAAATAAAAGTCGTTGTAGCCATCAGCTACTTTATCTATAATCCAATCAGCTTTAGCTTTAGGTGTTCCATTACCTAACCCTGTGATATTTTCTATTGGTATGTTTAATCCTACACTAGCTAGAAATTCTTGAATAGGTCCAGCAGAGTCGGCAGGTCTTGCTGTTAAAACAAATACATCCTTAGTACCCCTCTTGTCTGCTATGATTTTAGCAACCTCAAGTAAAGGGCCAGCTTGTCCATTCATTACCTTGCTGAACTCAGAGAAATCCCATTGAGCACCATTAGCTTCCATCTTACCTGCTTCTTTAGCAAAAGTAGCCGCATCAATTTTACCGGTAGTCCCATCAGGCATTGTGTATAGCACATTACTTTTTGTACGAGCTAACGTATCGTCGAAATCAAATACCCTTATTTTTTTAGGTGATTGAGACCACTTAATACTTCTAGCATTATTGATAGCCTTTTGCTGAGTCTCAACGGTTTTAACCTCTTTAAAATCAATAGCTTTGCTAAATTTTATTTGATTTTTTATAGCCTCAGATCTTGAGTCCACTAATTCTTTAGCAGGTCTTAAGTCATAAGAGTAGACAAAAGATTGATCTGCTTCAGGAAGTAAGTATATCCTTAAATCTTTGTAAGGATTATTTTTACCAAAAACATCAACAAGATCTAACGTTTCTCTATTTTCTAGCCATTGATCATGGAATTCTAAAATCTCATCCACTTTAAAAGCCAGCTCTTTGTCTGTGTTATTTTCAAACCCAAGTTCTGCAATTTCGAACATGCTAGTACCATTATCAGCTAAGTGCTCGCCTTTCATGTTTCCTTGAGGACCATCTTTAAAGGTTATGTACTTTAGACCTGTTAAAGATCTAAGTCCAGCTGTTGCATTAGTCTGAGCTTGTAGTATACTTATAAAAGACTGAGGAGAAATACCACCGTCCTTAACAAGATTTACTAGATTTGTTATTATGTAATTAGCTAGTATTTTGTTTTGAGCATTAGCAGCTTCGATCTCTGGTATTAATTTTTTGTATTCCTCTATTTTCTTATCTGCAGTTATATCCTTGTTTAAAATTCTGCTTATTTTACCCATAACTCCAGTTTTAGAATTCATAGGTGAAATATCCTCTAATCTTAAATCAAGTGGAAGGTTTTTACTTTTAGGTTGGTCTTCTTTTAGCTTAACTAAAAAATCATAAAAATCGCCAGTAGCGCCAGGTATAACCTCTCCAGTCTCTTTATCCTTCTTTGAAGCCGCAGAATCAAGTAATCTATTGAAGAAACCAAGCCCATCATAACCTATGATATTAGTTACATCTGAACCTAAAGCGTTCGCTACAACTTTCATGTCTTTAGCTAAAGCTTTCCTAACACTTATGTCACTCTTGCTAGTGATAGCTCTTTTAACTAAGTCTTTAACGCTTTGAGGTATAACTTCTGAAGCTTGTATAGACTGCAAGAATCTAAGCTCTTTACCATCAGGAACTAACCCTTGGTCAAAAGCGCTTCTAACAACTTTACCAACCCCATCAAATTCACTGCTCTTGTATATTTCGTCACTAAGTAATATTGTACCGTCAGCGTCTACAACTTCTTCAAAACCTATGTCTAAGCTTTTTCTTAACAACTTACTCGCTGCTTGTCTAAATTTAGGAGAAGAAATAGAAAACTTAACAGTGCCTCTTTCAGATTGTCTAGCTATATCTTCTACAAATGCATCAGCTAAAACTACACCTAAGGCTGCTTGATTGTTTTCAAAAGCTTTACTTACTTCACTATTTTCGTCTTGTAATTCTTTGTTGAATATCTCTAATGATATTTCTTCAGCTATAGCTTTAGCCATAGACTCTTTCTTACCTCGTATAGGAGCTCCTGAGGTCATCTTACCATCAGCATCTATACTTACATCCTGTAATACAGATCCAACGAAGTCAGCGTCGCTTAAAGCAGTCGCTATATTAGGCAATCTTCTAACAATATCGCCACCCGCGGTCTTACCAGATTTATTTGTCGATGTTTTTTCTCTGTCTATAGTTTTGCCTTGCCAGTCGCTAGTGAAATTTGGAACGAATATAAAATCTCCATAAGAGTCTTTAATTCTAGTACCATCTTCGTTTACTTTATAAGCACCTCCTACGGATTTTTGTATAGCTTTAGGAATTGCTCCCATAAGCCAAGTAGTTGTCATGTTCTCTAGTATAGCCTTCTTATTCTTTAGTAACCACTTTTGTAGTTGAGCGTCGGCTTTTCCACCCATGGCCTTCTTAAGATCAATATCAGCTTGTTTACCCATTGCTTTTTTTACTTCAGCAATTAAAGGCGAAACAGATTTGTTTATAGATACTTTAGTATCAAGTTTAGATTTTAATACTTTTACAACTTTAGTTAATTTACCGCCAATTTCTTTAATAGTAAAACCAGGTAAAACGCTACTGTCGATTAGTTTCCTAAATTTAGGTCTATCTTTTTTAACAGCATCATCTTCAGCAATTTTACTCTGTGCTTCTTTAGTATCTAAATCTGTAGTTTTCTTAGCGGCTTCACTTTCTTTGAATAAGGCTTTTTTAGCGTCTAACTTAATAAAATTTGTGTTAGCGAATATAAACTCCCCAAAAGTAATAGGCTCTTTGTTGCCTGCTTTCTTTCTTTCTGCTGCTGGATCATAGTTAACTAATCGATCTTGTATTCCCGCTATAGCTTTTTCTCCAACTTCTTTACTAGGTGATTTTGACTTTATGTAATTGCTAATAACACCGTTTGGTAATGTAGCATTGTATATAGGATTAAAAACTTTAGGTGAAAAATAGTCTGCTTGAGTTTTAACACTAGGTGGAACTAAATCGTTAATTTCGTTTAAAACAGATTTAGGTGATTTTAGACTAGCGGCTGTTTTAGTAGATATGCTTTCTCCTTCAGAAAATTTTTGTAGTTGCTTAGATAATTTAGCTTTAGAAAAATCTCTGTTGTAGTCTCTTATGAAATTTACAACATCTTTAGACGTCTTGAACTTAACTTTTCTAATACCTAATGAATTAGCAGCTCTCCTTATTATGTCACCTATTTTAGATGCAATAGTTTCATTTACTGTAACCTCATCATTTTTCAATGCTTCTGAAAATGTAGTCAACACCTCTTCAAAGAAATCTGCTTCATTAAAGTCTTTAGTAGGGTCAGCTAGCAACTCGGCATATTGAGATATTCTACCTCTTAATTCAGGACTGCTTAATTCTGGGTTGGTGTTTATTTCTTTTAATAATAACGACCCCATTGTTGTAGCTAATTCTGGGTTACTAGCGAAAGCTTGCTTGAGTACCTTGTGTAAAAACTCGTGTTGCCCAGTGGTAACAACCTTGTCTTCTAAAGCTGAATCTTTGTTTATTACTAAATATTCTTTGGTAGGGTCATTTATATCCGGAACAAATGCTCCGTAATTAGATTTATTCGCTTCTGCATATTCTTCTGTATTCCCTTGCTCAATCAAAAAAGCTTTTAATTGTTCGTCTGATGTGCTTTTGTCATTAGTTTCAAAAACTTTAAGTTCGCTCTTGCCATCTATTTGAGTAAGTAACGTTTGTACTTTCAATATGTCTTGGTCAGCACCAGCTTTAGCGAGTATAGCATTTTTTTCCCCATTAAGCTTGTTGTATTCTTCGTTTTTTGTTTCGAGTAATCCAGCTTTAATATCGTCGCTTACAGAAGTATCGTCATTTATTTCAGACCACTCCGCTTGTACTTGCACCTTACTTTTGTCTATAGCGATGAGCTCAGTTTTTTGGCTATCAGTTAAACCGTCTACGTTGTCTAGCTGCTCTGTTATGATGTCAGTATTTGCTTGTTGGATTTTTGCACTAGAATCTTTTAAAGACTTCTTAACTGAATCAGATAAATCTGGTTTAGTTAACTCTAGCTCTATTTTGTTAAGCATTTGGACATTAGCAAATATACGAGGTTTCATATCCTCCTTTGCAAACGGAGATAGCATCTTAGCTCCAACTACAGGAGCCTTATATATAACACCACTCATAAACGCACCGGAAGCTGTAGCATTAGGAACTCCGTCCCATATATGTACGTTTTTATTGTCTAATAAAAATATGTCGGTAATGTTATTACCAAGCGTATTAATACCTTCTGCAAGACCCTCGCCTGCAGTATCTAGAAAGTAATTCTTGTTTAATATTCTGTCATTTATGTATTCCGTCGCTGCTTTTTGAACAGAGTTATTCTTTTTGAAAACTGTTTTTATGCCTTTTAATTGACCTAAACTTACTTTTTCTGTAGCGTACTCCAGTGTTCCAACTATAGCAGGTGCAGCAAACATTTGCCATCCGGTATATTGAGCTTCTCCGTTTTCAATTGAACTCATCATGTCAGAGTATTTCCCACCAGCTGAGCTAGATGACATAATTCCTAACGAAGCCGCTGGAGCAGCAACCATAAGTACTGTATTAAGCGCTTGATTACTTACCATATCGGTTCCCCAATAAGCAAAATCATCCCATGAGTCTATATCCCCTACATCTATAGGCTTTGCTACACTATTTCTAAACGCTTGTCCTGCTTCTTGCAACACATCGCCTCCAAAATCAAGATAACCTGACATCCTAGTGGCTGTTTCTTCAGGGGAATTACCTGTAACTATTGATTCTGCACTAACAACCAACCATTCAGGAACATTTAGTATACCTCCAATAGTTTCACCTACGGTAGCAGCAATATTAGCTCCTATTATAGACGTGTTCTTATAACTACGCTTTGCAATATCAAGTATAGCTTCATTCTCTGCATTTTCGTACGCTAAACTCTGTATGTCGTTTTGAAAATATTCTTCGTACTTCTGGTTTGCTACTACTATGTTGTCTGCAAGATATTTGTCACGAGCTTGGGCTGCTGCGATTTCCTCATTTGTATTATATTCCGCTGTACGCAAAGCAACTCTTTCGTCCTTCATCAAAACCATAGCGTCAACCATAATTTGAGCCTTAGCTTGATTAGCCTTTATTTTAGCAACATTACCTTTTATAGCCTTCTTAGCAACGTCTTCAATATAGTCTAAGTTAGCTCCAACGGAAGTCTCTTTTAAAGAACTCTCATTTTCTCTAGCATAAGCCTCCAGGTTGTCTGCATAGTTCGTTCTTTGCTTATCTGTTACATACAGCTTATTTGCTAGCTTTAATACCTCTGCTTCTTTTGATCCAAAAGGATTATCACCAGTACCCCTTTTAACATTAAGTCTTTTGCTGGCTTCGTTAACAAATGTATCGTATTCTTCATTCTCCTCTACTACCGTTACAGCTCTACCATAAAGACCACCTGTGTTTATATATGTTTTAGGTCTATCAGCGTAAGGTACAAACAACGCATTGGCTTCTGCTTGATGCTCCTCATTCTGTGCTTCGGTATTACTAAAGTTAACCTTTAAATCGCTCATAATTTTACGAGCAACTTCGGAACTAGTGGTTTTCTTCTTAGGCTCTTTAATACCCTCTACCCCAATACTAGCAGGATCCCATTTGTTAGCTAATACATACTTCTCAAATGTATCTGGTTTTAGTCTGTTGTATTTATCTCTAGGGTTTTCTTTAACATCTTGTAAATAGGTATCCTCAAAAATTCTACCACCACTTTTCAACTGAATAAATCGCCTGCCTAAATTTTCTTTTTCTTCTGGATTGTCAAAATCATAATCAATTGGCTCACCAAAAGTTATGCCATCGTTATCCTTTGGTAATTCCGAAGAACCATTTTCCGCACCTAAATCCGTATTCCCTGACTCCACATTTGGATTCGTAATTGTAGAGTCTGTCTTCTTTCCCGGCACTAAAACAGCGCCACGTCTAGTTACATATTCTTCAAAAGTTATACCGTTCTGCTCCGCTGCTAACTTTATAGTAGATGCAGGTACCTCTTTATTATTTATTTTGTATATTGGATCTGTTGATGCCATATTTAATTTTATTTAATTGTTTAATCCCATTACGTTTAAATCTAATCTGTCTATAACTTCGTCTCGTGAGAACTTTTTAGTAACATACTCTCCGCCTGGACCTATTTCTTCAATTGGAAACCCAGTAGCGTCTTTTATTATGTAGTAACCAAAACCGCCACCACCAATCATCTGAGCAGATAACTTATTACCTTGAGTTCTAGCTGTGATTTCTTTACCACTTTCAAGCAGTTTTAGTTTTTTATTCATAGCGTTTGCTTGGAATTGCTGAGCAGGACTCATTGTCGCTATAGTTGCTTTGTTTCGTTTTGCTTTATATTCTCTTGAGCCATCTGCAAAAGCTTGATTTCTAGCTACAAGTAGTCTGGATTTTACGTTTTCCCTCGCTTGCTCTATAGTTATATTCCCGGCATCTAAAGCGTTTCCTACGTCATCTAGTTTTACTTCCGACTTAAAGTCGTATATGATAGATCTTAAGGTATCTTCGTTTTGCAAAGCGCTGTCTAATGACTGATTGTATGAATCTTGCGCGTACTGATTATCGTTTTTGCCACTAGCTCCGTTGTTGTAAGCGTTTTCACTCACTTTGTTTAAGCTATTTAAAAACTTAGTGTCTTTGACAAATGGTTCAGCCATGTCTCTATAATCTATAACATTGCCGTCAACTTTAAAACCGATGTTTCCACCTTCTTGTATTTGAAAAGGAGAGTCATAACGAGAATCACTTCTACCGTCGCCATCTCCATCGTAAAAACCATAAGCGATCATAGACTCTCTGGATCTGCTAGGATCATTACCGTTAGAAAACAAACCTTGCTGCATTGCGGAAGCATAATCTATTTTTCCTTTTTTGTAAGCACCTAACTGAGAAGCTAAGTTAGAGAAACTATTGTTAACCCCTTGCATAATATCAACCGCTTCTAAATATTCTGGAGATGTAGCATCTTTAAACTGAGCTGCTCTCTTTGCTGCGTCAGCGTACTTTGAACGCTCCACAAGTAAAAATTCGCGCATAGACTTAGTTTCAGCAGGGGTAAAGCTAGTGAAATCCATGTCGGTCTTCATCTTTGCCATGTACCCGTTAACTTTCTGCTGAATAGATTCGTTTGCTTTTGTTCTAGGAGGGGTTTGAGTTGCTAAAACAGTAGAGTCTCCCGCTGCAATCCCCGCTCCGATCGCGCCGCCTACATCTAAAAATTTCTTGCTTGTTTGAGCAGCTCCTTGTATTAATGCGTTGTTTGCCATATTACTGTTACGTTAAATCCTGTGTTGTTGTTGCGGGTTGCATACCGAACATGTTCTGCCAGAAGTCGCCTCCTTTAGCTAAGCCTGGTATTTGTGGTAAAACTCCTGCTGCCATACTACCAACACCGCCTAGTATAGACTGCGTAGCTTGTTGCTGAGCTGCGTTTGCGGCACCTAATCTTTGCTGAGACATTCCAAGCATAGTATCTGTTTTGTCTTTTTCAGCAGCTCTAGAAGCATAAGCTCCTTGAAGTTCTTGAGACTGCAGCTGACCGGCCATTTGTCTTTCTGCCATTTGATTACCGGCTTCTTGCTGCCCAATGCTAGCTGATGCACTTTGTGCATTTTGCGCTTGTTGGTTAGACATTGATTGTGCTAATGCTGCGATACCTGAACCACCTGCTGCACCTTGAAGAGCATCCATAGTGTTTGCCATACCTGCTTGCTGCTGTTGGTTGACAAAGTCAGCTTGCTGCGTATTAACAGTTAAGTCTTCGTATACGTTTTCCTGATTAGTAGCCAAATTAGATGTATCCGCACCTTCCATTCTGGCTTTATTTATGTTAAATTCTTTCTGAGCCTCTCGTTGCTCTCTTCTTCTTGCTCCGCTACCTATGAGGCCACCAGCAATGCCTGAAAGACCTTGAACGGCGCTTAATATTCCTATTGGCATAATTATATTGTTTTATGTGTTATTATTACGTATTATTTGCTACTTATAAATATTTCAGAGCCTACGGAGAATAGCTCAGCATAAGCCGTTGAATCATTCTTGAACTGCATTTCAGCATAGTAGCCTCTAAGACCGCTAGTGTTAACGCTTGCTGTCTTACTGAACAATATGAAGCTAGCTGTCGTTGGTCTCACCTGAGACGAACTAATTTGGGCAGTAAAACTGCTGCCGCTAATATTCGTTATTAACCCTATTAATTTAATATCTTTACCGTTTATATCGTTCGTGTAGTAAGCAGTGTCGCCTACCTGTACAGATACATTTATAGATTTAGGGAAAGTTAAAGTTATTTCGTCCATGTGTGTTTGTTATTTATTATGGGCATAGGGATAATGTGAATATTTCTCCGGATGCATTTATCTGCATCGATCTCACCGGTTCTCCAGAAACAGATACTCTATACCAACCATTATCACCCACAAATACATTGCTAAGGCTTTGATTAGTATATACTGTTACGCCGTTAGCTATAATATTGTCTTCAAAGTAAAAGTAGTATGTAATATCAACTGATGAGCAAGCTTCAGATAAAGTGCTTCTTGAAAAACCTGCTGGGTTTGAAGACGGTGTTACGCAAGAAGGACACGTAGTTATTGCTCCTAATATTCCTGTTTGTTGTCTGTAAGTTGCCATGATTTAAGGTGTTAATCCACAATTATTAGTATCGTCACTATAGTATCCAGCTGTAGCGACTGTTGTTAAAGCTGTGTCCGAATATAAGTTGGTAGCCGTTGCTAAAGTTTCTCCAGCATTAACATATACGGTCACTGAAGTAGGTGAACCGCAACATAAATCCTGAGCTACGGTTGAATAACATAAAGTTAAGGTATCGTAGCAGGGTGCACATACCAGTGAGCTACCTAAAACTCCAGCTGTTTGTTGTCTATAATTTGCCATATATTTATTGTCTGTAAAATCCGTCTGCAGCAGGATTGCCTGAAGCGTCTAGTATTGATGTTGCTGTTAAAAATGTTTCTCCGTTAGCTATAAAGTAAGTGCTCTGAACTCCGTCGCAGCAAGCATCGGTTAAACTATAAGTAAGTACTATAGGCGTTAACGGCCCTTGCAAATAGTCGTCTAAATTAAGTACGCTAACCATATCCAAAGCCCCTGCAAAACCAACAGTAACAGCTAAATTAGCCGTTAATGTAGAAGGTATGGCTACGTTATCTATAACGAGCTTTTGATAATCAACAGCTTGAACATAATTATCACCTGTTGAAGCTAAGTTTTGATTAGACCAACCGGATAAAGGAGGCGTTAGATCAAAAACAAAGTCACTAACAGATGTTGCGGTCACGGTATACTGACGCGTTTGGTTATTAGAATAAGGTAAATATGTTTCTACATCAGCCGCTCCTACGGTTATGTCTGTATTAGAACTAGAAAATACAAAACTTAAAGTAGATTCTATATACTGATTGACTGCAAACACAGATGGTTGTCCGCTAGGTGTATCAAATGATGATGCTAAATCTCCTGTAAGCGTAAAAGTATAAACTCTATTCTCCGTGGAGGCTGGAAATATAACGGTGACTACTGTTGAGCCTGTAGCGTCAATAACCCCAGAAGTGTTTACTATATTAACACCCCCTGGCGTGTAGCTAGCTGTTAAAGCCCAATTAGCACCAGCTATACCATATATTTTGAATGATCTAGTAGTAGTTCCTCCATCTACAGGAGAAGTAATAAATGAGTATGAGGTAATTTTAATATCAGGTACATATATTTGAAACGCATTTGCTCTTAAGCAAAATACATTGCCGGTAACATTCGCTTTAGGAAAAGTATATGTAACTGTAAATACAACTTGAATTAACTGATTGCTAGCGTTATAAGTTTTAACGTTTGTTATAGTATAATTACTTGGATTACCTATACTTAATGATAATACCGGCACCGATGCAAAATAATACCCTGCCTCTGCGGCAACAGTCTGTGTAAATACAGTACTGCTGCTACCAAAAGTGCCACTGCTACTGTAAGCTAAAGGTAAAACACCTACTCCCGGCTGTGAGACATTTGATATACCGCAATTAGTTACCAACCCAGATACGCTTATTAAAGATTCCTCAGCAAAACCAGTAGAGCACACGCTTATGAATAAATCTTCAGCAGGCATTATGCTTGGGGAGTTGTAGGTTATAATGCAGCTGACGTTTAATCCGTCTTGTACAAAAGAAACACTATTAACGTAACTAGGTAACGGACTATTTGCCGTAAAATTAGAAGCTGTTAAAGTATAACCTTGATCAGGAACAAGTGATAGCGTAGCTGTTGGGTGTTCTATTGTAAAATCAACACCCTCAAAAGCCGGAAAAGTAACTATATTAACTGTGAAGTTTGTCATTTATTGTTTTTTTATTTTTTTGAATACGCTTAAGGCTCTAACGGTGGATCGCAATCAAAATCTAATTGGTTTGATACGATAAATTCAACCGGCACTGTATCCCCTGTTATTGATATTGCTCTACCAATTCCTTGAACATTAAATTCATGAGCATTAACATTGTTGTCGCAATTGCTATTGTAAAAAGTATTCAACCCTTTAACATAATTAAAGTATTTGCCCTCCTTGTTAATGAACTCCTTTATTTCCCCTTCTTGTAAATCTGTAAAGATAGAATTTGCGTACCAGCCTTTTGTTGTGTCAAAAGAAGTAGGTACTAATCCTCCTGCTTGAATTTGTGATAAGGAATACGTCTTAAGGCTAGCTCCTACAGTGTAGACATACTCTTTTGAAGCTGATCCGCTGTAATCCACAGTCTTAAATCCTTTAACAGATGTTGGCTCTTCGTTAAATACAGTGTTAAAAGAACTTTCGTAATAACTACCTAACGTAGCATGATCTGGTCCAATACCGTAAAATGTATTGTACAAAGGATTGGCTCCGTGCTCCCATATTCTACCGTTCTTAAATGTGTAGTACGTATTGTTTAAAAACGCTCCAGCTTCCGGTACATATGTTTTTCTTGAAGTAAATCCGTTCACAGCTTCTTTGAAAGATATAGTCGTACTGGATGTTGGTTTTGTATTTAAAAACTGACTACAAGAAGAATCTAGATTTGTTCTATCAAACTGTCCAGCTCCTAAAGTCTGTTTCCAGTACGGAGACAGGTTAGACAAAGATAAATTGTAGTTCATTTTTTCAACATCCCACGTACCAATCAATTTTTCATTTAACTTTAAATTGTCCTGGAAAAATCCATGCATACCATAATCAGATATTTCTGTTAAGCCATCATTAGACAATCTAATAACAGTACCTCTGTTAGAATCCGCATAGTACATTCTAAATCCAAATTCAGCAAAAGATTCTGGATTTGTTCCAATACCAAATTCACCTTGGAATGTTATTGTTTGCCCAAGAACAGCTCTGTTAGATGTAACATTAGAGCTTCCATCTGCGTTAAATAGAGCATCCTTATTAGCTAGAATCTTCATAGACTTATTCTCGCATAGAGTAACTAAGTTAGTGTCTCTAGAGTAGAGTTTCTGAATGCTACCGTATTCTGGATTTACATCTTTAGTTATAGATTCAGCTTGTATAAACTGGTTTAATCCATTAACACCCGACACAGAATTGAATATTTGTGAAAATATTAAACCATTGCTTCTATGCTCCTCGTTGTAAGGCTCATCTAATGTAGCTGATGCTTTAACCCCGTTCTCAATAACAGGTTGATTGTAATCGTCTCTAATACGATCAGATTCTACACCATTACCAAATGAATAACTATTAAAAAAGTCTAAAGAATGAATTTCACCCGCTTGATCTTTAGTGTAAACCCCAGGGACTTCATGATATATATCTAATTCTGCAGCTTCCTTAGGTTCTGTTTCGAATATAGCTGGATTATTAGTGGTAAAAGTATTACTATTACTGTCGCCTGCTAACTCTATAAACTCTATCCCTATGTATCTTTCAGAGTAGTCAGTCAAACCTGTCTCCCATTCTAAAATGCCATTTTGACCACTAACAGGATTCCATCCAAGCCCTTCCCATGTGGAATTTGCTTTTCTAAAATTTATAGTCCATCTAGTTATTTGATTTGTAGGATTGTCATACGTTCCGTCGTTTATCCAAGGCCTAGAAGCATAGTTATAACTTCTTCTCTCTATGGAATTAGTCATTTGGTATACTTGCCCATTGGGATCCGCTTTGCCGTTACCAGCATCTACAAATCTAAATAACGCTCTCTTGCTGTTTAGCTGCTCTAACAAAGCAGGATTAGACAGTGAAAGACCTCTTTGCCTCCATTGACCATATCCTCCAGCCCAGCTTATCTGCATTACATTATTTTCAGTAAGACCAGTACCAGTAGTGCCGAGTCCATCCGTTCTTATTTCATCTACAAATAACCTTTCGTTATTATTTTGAGCATCAGCTCTTGTCCAGTTGTTACCTCCTATATTGGATTCACCCCAAAAACTACCGCTAGTGTAAGTACCTTTGAGATGATACATGTAACCCAGTGCTTTCCTAACATAGTTGTTGTTATTAACATTACTAGCGCTCGCTATTTTTGCTTCTAATAAGTCATCTTGAAAAACTTTTACAAAAAATCTACCAGTAAATTCAGGTTTGTTTTGTATTTCTACCTTGATTAATTCTAGCTTTAAGCCACCTATTCTATTTGCAAATCCATATGGTTCTTGCGTAGAAGTAAAAGCCATATCCTCTCCAAAAGAAGTAGACACTGTAACTCTTACGTTGTTTCCTGTAGCGTCAAGCCCAAAAGACGATATTTTATAATAAGAACTAAATGTTGCTCCGCTTAAAACCCTCATTAAAAGACCTGATATTGTTCTAGCTTCCGCTCCAAATTGTTTATCAAAATCATCTTTATCCACCTGTACTTCATTGGTTCCAGGTATAGGGAAAGCTACAATGTCAAATTCAGTATCCATGCTACCCATAGAAAGCTTTGTTTCTTTTAGGTACTGAGGAGCTTCGTTTTCTATTGCTATAATCTTATATCTAGCATCTTCAGTAACAGGCTCGGCATTATCATGTCCTTTTTTAAGTATGATAAATGTATCCTCGTCAACTTTATTTCTTTCAGCAGAAGGAAACGATAACCAAAGATTCCCATCTTCAGCATCATAGAATCTATCTAACGCTAAGTTGTAATACTGCTGAGATGTTTCTTTTACATAATATTTAAAATATGGAAACTGGTTTGTTTGATCATAGTAAGGAATTAATGAAGAATTCCCTCCAGGGCTAGATCCTAATTGCGCTGTTAGTTTTGTAGAAAAAGCAGCGTTAGTTTTAGGTATATATACAGAAGCCTTATTACTTGTAAATACTGGAGTTGTTCTACCATATTTATCCATATAAGCAACCCCTATTTGATATGTTCTTATAGACTTAGCGGATTCAGCAACTTGCTCTCCGTCGATACTAACTCCTTTAGGAGCTCCTTCAGGTGTTAACTCCGCTGACACTGTTCTGGAAATTTCACCTACTGAAATATAAGTTGAAAAAGGAGTGCCGTCTTCATTCAGTAAATTAAAATTCTGAGTGTAATTACCGTATATTAACCTATTAGCTGTAACCTCTTGAGCTAACGCTTTTCTTGGAACGTTATCATAAGGCCTTAGTAATTGGTTAGCGTTAACTACAGATGTTATTATTTCGCTTTCTATTTCAAAAGTGTTTGCAATCCATTCCGGATCTTCGTTGGTAAACGTATCTACAACGTATACATTGGAATTGTTAGTAGCTTTGTATAAGATATCAACCGCTTTAACATCTGGATATATAGCTGCATCCGGCCTCCACTCAGATATATTAAGCTGCCTTATATTGTTAACCATACCTAGGTTGTAACCTTGCTGTGGAGAATAATTAAATTCGCCAGGTATAAAAGCAGGGTTAGAGAAAGGGGAGAATGCAGATAATTCGTTGTTTGCATATTTATACCTATAACCGAATCTTGCAAATCGCATTTCAAAAAATGGAGTTTCTTGCTCTAAGGTTACGTCAAATGTTGTTGGATCTAAAGTTTGGCTTTCGACTCCTTCTCCTACGGAAAGAACTGTTACCACTGCTCCAGTTTGAGGCGTGCTTACAGATTGAACTTCTACTCTAATAATGGCATCTGGATCCAATGGATCGTTCTCTGCGTTAGTAAGTATAAGTATATCACCTTGCTCGTATGTTGGAAGGCTATTTGATACCCAAGTTAAAGCTTGAGGTCCGCTCTCGGGAGTCATAGGTACTACTGTACCAACAGGTGCTCCAGCTGGTGTTTCTGTAAAAGCGTATGTTGTTACCGTATCTACAGGGCCGCTACGTTTAGTAGAGCTAGCTTCAATAGTAGGTGGATTGAGCGGGTATCTTTTTATAACAGTTAAATCAGACTCTATAAAGTCTCTATTATATATTTGTGAATGTGTTATAAAATTTGCAGTAGAGTTGACCCAGTCTTTTATAGTTATCTTCTTAGGCTCTGTTTGATTGTCTGTCCACATTAATATACCTTCAAGGACATTGATACCTGTGATTAAATAATCTGAGCTAAATTTTAAAATATTTTGAGTATCTACAACTAAAGGTTGGGTTAGCTTTGTTACAGTATTGTAAGAAGCTATAATGCTAGTAGTATCTGAAGCAATGAACCAATATATTTCATCGGAGTTCTCATCTGCTTTTGCTCCAATACATACTGGATTGCTTAGTGTGGATATATAGTCACCAGCAGGCCATGTGGTAAATGCTCCGGTCACTGCGTTAACTGACTTGTTAAGCAATTCTAAATTACCCTTTAAGTTTTGGAATGCTCCAACTTGAGATGTTTCAGAAGAAGCAAGCTCTAAGTTAAGAGCATCTCTATATTCACCATTAGGAACTAATCTCTCATCGAGATCTTTATTCATTTTACCTTTAGTAAATGTATGTGTTAATTCCGGCATATATATTAGTGTTTAATCCACTTGGATTGGTTTCTCATTACTTGAACAATTAATTCAGACTTTAATTGAGATAATCTTATTTTAGCGTTTCTTCTAGCTGCTGCTAATTCTCTTTTATACCTAGCTACTAAGTACTCTTGAGTGTTCGCTCTAGTAGATAGTACAGCGTGGAGTATGTATTTGTATATAGCGTCTACAGCAAACTTATGAACAACCATATCTTCGTCAGATCCTAACCCGTCGCTTATGTACTTTAATGTTATTAGTTTTCCCCTAAGGTCAGAACTGAATCTAATTACGCCATTTGCATTATCTATATAAAAAGTACCATTTGCTTGAGCTAATTCTGGATCTAAACCGTATCTTCTACCATAAGCGTAAAGCCCTAGTAGATCTGGATTGTTTATATTAAATGCACTGTTAGCATTAGAAGCTCCGCTTGTAGATCTTTCATTCCACCGCTTTAGAGTTTCTGACTTCTCGGCTTTTAAAATGTTACCATTTTGATCGAACGTGTATTCATAATCTGTGTCCTGAAGCGGTGCACTGGGATTACTAGTTATGTTTGTTCTATATATAGGTCTTTCAATACCTTGAGTATCTGTCCATGATAACTTAGTGAAGTTAACATAATCCTGTGGTAACACAAAATATAAACCTGGTGGTACGTCTATTTCAATAGATTTATCTTGAGGAAGCATGTCAAAGCTAAACTCTTGAATAGCGCGCATAGCATGAAATTGAACATCCGTTCTTTTTACTTTTGAAATATTCTTATCCTCGCCAACATAAGCTACCATAAAGGTATTTATGATATCATTAATAGGTACAAATTGATAACCTCCGTAGTCTTCATCGTGACTATCCCAAACGCCATCAGGGCCTAAATAGTATTCTTCCTGTGTTTTATCTATAAGTCCCATATATTATGATTTTTCTTGTTGGTTATTTTGAGCGCCCATCCCTGCTGCTACTTGATACATTTGAACATCTTGTACGGATAATCCAGCGAATTCTAATATTTTTGTAACTAGCTCCGTTTCCTCTGATGGATGTAATTCAAAATCAGTTGACACAGTAGAATCGTATAGCGCTTCCCCATAGACCATTTGGTAGCCCCAGGCAGCTTCTGCTGGTTTTCTAATGTAATTGCACTTAACATCATTTAAAGTCACTTCAGCGGCTCCGTATACCTTGTAGCCTGAAGTACTAGCTACAAATACAGGTCTTGAGTTTGTTGGTTTTGTCATTCCTGATTGGGCTACGTATAAATATTCATTATAATTTATACGCTCCGCTTCTACAGGAACTTTTGTTGTAACCACTGTATTTGGTGTTGGGTACAATGATTTTGTAGTAATTGTATTCTCGTAAACTATAGATCCTATTCTATACAGATTAGCGGGTGGGTTCCAATAGTTATTAGACCACACCATATCTGCAGTAGTTTCAAATATGTTTATTTTTTCGTTAAGGACGTTAAGCATGTCTGAGAATTCAGTATCATTACCTGAGATTCTTCCGAACTGGTTAATATCATAAAAGTATTGTTCAAATATATCTAATTGTGCTTGATTAGCAAATAGATTAAATTCTTGAGGTGTGACATATCCTCTTTGCTCTTTATTAAGTATTGCTAATACCCTTTGATATACAGTATCTATGCTTACAGCCATAATTTATTTTTTAATTATTATAATAATAGGCCACCTCTCGATAGCCTATTACTATAAAGGTGACTATTTAAGTCTCTTTTCTATTGCTTTGTATATTTCCATACCTTCATCGGTTTTAAAGAATGCCGCTAATGCAGAGTATGGGTGTTCGCCGAAAGGCACTGTCATTACTTTTCTACCACTCTCTCCGTATGTAAATGTTCTTTGATCCGGCGATAAAGTCAATATATTAGCTTCTACCGCTTTCGCACCAAAGCTTCTTAATTGTACGTTGTCGTCTTGGGCTAAGTCCATAAACAACTGAGGTTGGTTCCTAGCAAAAACTAGTACATCTCTTTTTAATTCTGTGGATGTTAATTCGTTAACTTTCTCTCCAAGCTCAACTCTTAATATAGCTTCAGCTTCCTCAATAGGAAGATTTTTTGCTAAATTTAAAGCAGCTAGTTCGTATTCAATCCAGTCCGCTTGATTTTGAGCAATTTGTACAGGCTTGTATTCTTCAATAATTCCATCTGCGGTGTATGGGTGATAGATCGATAGTAGTTTTTGTAAAACAACATCCTCTTTCTTTACCCTTAACATGCCGTCTCTAAATACAATTCTACCTAGTGTAACCTGTCCTTGCTGTTCGTCTACGAAACAACTTTTTTGATTGGTTGCATATCTTAATTCTCTCTGATATCCAGCGTCTTCGTCAAACCACAGTAATGCTTTTTTTGAGCTGTGCGCTGTTGGCACTGTAAATACTAAAGGCTTTTTACCTCTAGTTAACTCATATAATCTATCTTTGATGATCCAATCATCTTTCTTTGGAGCTTCGCTCACTTTTGCTTTTGCTTTTACAGCCATAATATAATATAATATAAATGTTAATAAGAGTAATAATTACCCCCGTAGTTTCAACGAGGGTAAGAATTACATTAATTTAATCTACTAAGTTGCTTTGAATAATACAAAGTTGTTAGCAGCTTGAGTACACATTGTTCTTTCTGATAAGAAGTGAACATTCATTGCATCCTCGTCACTTGTATAGTTTCCTCCAACTGAACCAGTAACCCAAGATTTCAAACGTCTGTCATCAGCTTCTGAAGCTCTATAACGGATGTGTAAGAAAGGTCTTGAAATGTTCTGTCCTAATTGTTGGTCATAAACTGTAGAAGTTCCAGCTGGTACTAATACACCTTTAACGTCGTCGATTAATCCACGAGTTGTAGAGTCATTTAGATATTTCCAGTCAGTTTTGTAGAAGTCATAAGCTCCACGTCTGAATCCTGAGAATCCAAGATTTAAAGCCATATCTTCAGAGTTGTCAAATACACCGTAAGATGTACCACCCGCTCCATAAGAATTTTGAGCAGCTAACATATTGTCAATAGATAAAGATGTACTTCTATCCAAGAATAACATGTTCTCCTCAATAGCTCCTTGCTTGTCTAGTTCTTGTAATACTTCGTCAAACTGAGAAATACCAGTAGGCGCTGTAACTGATCCAAAGTCTGGGTCGTTGTAAACCAATCCTCTTTCTTCAATAGTAGAGAATAAACCTTGAGTACCTGTGATAGCTGCTCCTGATGCATCTGTAAAAGCACTTTGTGCATTAGTTGCTTCAACCATACTCATTTCTAAATAGTCTTCAAAACGAATTCTAGACTCATGCTCAGATTTTAAATACCATAAGTATCCACCTGTTCCGATTTCAGTAGTAACTTCAACCCATCCAATTTGAGCAACATCTGAACCATTTACAGAGTACTTGTCTCTTAAGATGATTGGTTTGTTACTGAAAGTAGTGAAAGAAGCGTCAACCGAATTACCAGCTAAGCTAGATCCTTTTCCATATTCAGAACCAAATACGAATAAGTTAAGAGGCAATGCCGCTGTTGCTCCTTGAAGGGCTGCGTCTAATGCTCCAGTAGCTGTATCGTATGCTTTAATGGTATAAGGCTGTAATCCACCAGCAACTGCTCCTGCTGATACAATAAAAGCTTTATTTGTTACGTTACCTTTTGAAATAACAACTGTCATTCCAGGGCCTAATAATGGAACTTTTCCATCTGCTCCAGGAGAAGGAATAGATATTTCTGTACCTCCAGCGTTAGATTCTACAGTATCATAAGCGATATGTAATCTTCCTTGTTCAGACCAAACTACTTGATCAGAAGCCATAGGCATCTCTGCTCCAACCATACGTAAGAAACCAGCGATAGTACGATTACCGTATCTCTCTACTTCTTTCTCATATACTTCTGGTAAAAATTGTTGTGCCCAGTCCATATCCTGTAAAGACAAATAGTTGTCTCCGAATAAACCTTTTACTGGTCTTGGTGTTAAATGCGCTAAATTAGCTAATGTAGCTGGCGCTTGTGCAAATCCTGTTGCCATAATTTTTTACTTTAAATGTTTAAATGATTTTATCTTTAGTTTTGAACCATCACCCCCACTGTCAACTGCTCTTACGCTCCACCCACCATTGTTCGGTTTAACATCTTCGTGAACACCTCTCGCGCCCATTTTAATGTTTTTCGAAGTTGATACGCTTGCTTTCAATGCATCGGCTTTACCCTGCTCATAGAAATGTTGTGCGACAGAATCAGCATTCATAGCTGTAAACAAACTTTTGTGATAACCCGAAGCATCTGACATTTCACCATCTTCATTCAAGAACTTCTTGATAAAATTGTTAATATCACTTTGAGTATTCTTCACTGTTTCCGCGTCTTTTACTTTAAAACGGTATTTTTTATCACCAACAGAATAATCAAAACCTTTGAAATCCTTATTAAATAATTTACCTGTTTTATCTAAAAACACATTTGTTTGCTTCTCAGCTGTTTGAGTTGCTAGTTCATTTTCTTTTGTATAGCGATTGAAAAAATCCACCGCTTTCTTTTGTTCTGGAGCTAATTTACTACCTCCTTTTATTTCTTCGTAATATTTAGACTTTAAATTGTCTAAGTATGTTTTAGCTTTTGAGAGTTCTTCTTTCCTAGCTATTTTCTTTTTTATTACATCTCTGTCTTCGTCTACATCTTCGTCATACGCGAAATTCTCATCTAATAAGAATTCAACTTCATCACTGTTTAAGTGAGGTTTTGATGATTGGTAGTATTCTTTTAATAATTGATCTTCATCTAATGAACCATAATCTACATTTAATTTGACATAGTCCTCTAAACTTCCTCCTGTATCATTTATAAAATCAACTACTTTTTGGATGTTCTCCGGTAACTCAACACCTGCAGCTTGTTCTACTATAGCTTGTTCGACCTGCTCTTCGAGTTCTACCGCTGTCTCTGCAATTTCTTCGTCTGTTACTTCTTGTAAAAATTCGTTCTCTAATTCTTCAGGAACGGATTCTTCAACTTGAACGGGGTCTGGTTGTTGTGGTACTTCTGCTTCCACTTCTTGTACAGATTCGGCTTGTTGATCTGCAACCACGTCTGCTGTTTCTTGCTCTGTATTGGCATTTGTTTCTATTGGTTTTGATAAATCAAGCTTTAGAGTTCCGTCTTCCGAGACAGACGCTGGACCTGTTTGTTCTACTTGCTCCACTGCAGCTGGTGCTTCAGTAGGTTTTTCGGTAGGTTTTTTTATTTTAAACGTACCTTCTGTGTTTTGTGCTTCCGCCATGATAAAATATTATATAATTGTTACTACTATTATTACCTAGGTTCGAAGGAACCTAAGCCAAATCCACTACCCATCACGTCATTTCCCGACGATTCAAAGTCTTTTGGTGGTAAATCTTGTTGTCTTTGAGCAATCATCTCGCTCTGTTGCGTACCTTGTATCTTAGTACGCTTGTCCTTTCGGTCTTCTATGGAATTTTCTTTTGCCTTCATAGCTTCAACCTCAACATCTTTAAGTTTCATGTTGTATTGGAATTCCAGCTCCATCAATTCTTTCTTTGCTTCTACTTCAACTTGTATTCTTTGCTGTTCAATCTGACCTTTCAACTGTTCAAGTTGAGATTTTGTAGAGAATAGAGCTTGATCCTTCTGTATTTCAGCTTGAGCTGCTACTTGCTGGGCTTGAGCGTTTGCTTGTGCTTGTGCTTGTATGTTAGCTTGCTGTTCAGCTTGAAGTCTTTCTTGACGCTTCTTTTGCTTAACTTTTAGCAATTGATTAGCTAATTTTATATTTTTAACTTCACGAATATCGATAGCATCGGATAAATCTATTAAACCTGCTTGTAAAGCTATTTGTACATTATTTTCCAAAACCTGTTTTTGTTCATCATCAGGTCTTAACTCTAAAAATATACCAAAGTCGTGTAAATGCAAGTCACTTAGCTCTTCTAGAGTGGCTACATTAAATCCACCTATCTTTTGAATAAAAGCCTCTTTAGCTGGATGGTATTCTAATATATCAGATATCCTAAGAGATAAACACTCCGCTGTTTCTTTTGTTAAGAACAATCCAGCATCTAGTATATGTCTTGTAGCCGTATTTGAATTTGCTGCCGCCATTTTTTGAATACCCACTAAAGCTCTTGAATCAGGTGTGCTACCGTCTCTTGCTTCGTTTAATCCAGTTACATCTCTTATCATTTGTAGATAATAATTGTAAGTCTGAATTAATGTTGCCATTTTTTGACCACCACTACCGGTTTGTATTTCCTGAATTGGAACTTTTCCAGGATTCATATCTCCATCTTGAGTGAACGATCTACCAATAACAGATCCTGTTTGGAAGAACATATTAAGCGCTTCTTGAGGGTTGTAGTTAGTTCCGTTACCTAAATCAACTTCATTAATACCATCAGCGTCTAAATAAACACCGTCAGGTATCATTCTCTGAAGTACTTGCTGTAACTTTAAATGGGTTAATTGGATCATGTCTGCAAAACCTGTACATCTACTAACTATAGATTCTATTTTGCCTTGATACATTCTAGGTGCAGTAATAGAGTAATTCATTTTAACCTTAGATGAATCACTTTTAGGCCGCATCATATTCGGAGCCATCTCCCATCGCAATAATAGGTTAGTACCTAATACCATCACACCTTCGTATAGCACCTCTAAAGATCTAGATAACTTACCGTACTCTGCTTCATAAGCTTCTACAGGTGGATCATACTGATCATCTCTTACTATTACCTTAGTTGCACCAGTCGCTGTTTCTTTAACCTTGTAAACCTCATTCATATAAGTCTTGTAATTAAAGTACAAAAGCTGTATTACGTTTGAGTCTCTGTTGTTATTGTAGTCGTTGGTTAAATTATTGTTATATACACCCTTATTTTGTGTTCCTTGTTGTTGAATTTGCTCTAGCTGACTTTGTGTTAAATCAGGAAATTGTTTCTTAAGCTCATTAATAGGTACAAATTTTACTTCACCTACATAATATATATCTTGGAAGTAAGGGTCTTCTGTATAAGAATAAACCATATAAGCTGGATCTACGTACTCAACAGTAACTCCATTAGATTCTGTAAAGTTGTTCTTAACAGCTCCAATACCTAGTATAGTTAAATCTTCGTTTATCCTTCTTTTTGTTAAATCGTAATTATTGGAGACAAGCATTGTATTAATAGCTTCTTCTTCCGCTATCTCGATACCTTGCTTGTAGCTAAGTTGCATGTGTATATCTAGCTCCTCCTCAGAGTCAGGTAATTTATCAGGAGCATTCTCAAACAAATTAATACCAAATTGCTCTTGGGCAAAGTTGTTTAATTCTTGCGTTTGCATATCTCTGATTATGGACTCCATATAAGCAGTCCTTTTAGAGATACCATAAGGGTCTTGAGAGTAAGCTGTGATATCAAAACTTCTATCGGATATACCATTAACTACAATATCTACAAATTTAGATAAAATAGGTACGGGTTTCCAGTCTAAGTTTAGGTAAGATAAATCTCCGTTTATAGACATTTCGTCTTTATACTTTTGTATAGGTTGCTCTCCTCTTGCATACAGCCTTAAAGCATTGAATGTATTTTGATTGCTTTTAAATCTAGTTATTCCGGAATTACCATCAAACCATTCATTAGCAATTGCTCTACCAACTTGTAACCCATAATCAAAAGACATCTTCTCTTGATCACTTACAACTTGACTTGGAAAAAAACTATTTGTTACGCCTCTAGCCATATTATTATTTTATTATCTCGGATAAATTGCCGTCTTGCCTATATTTTGCAAATTTAACTTTCATTGTTCTTTTTTGTATTGGAGCACTCGGCCTGTATAAATCTTTGTTGCATGCCATTATCGCTAAGCCTGAGCTTATTGCTGCATCAAACTTTGTTCTATTATTTATATCAAATTTAGCCCAGTCATTCAATGTCTCTGTGAAATACATCGTACCGTAATTTCCATCGGACTTTAAACCCACGTAACTATCTATATACATTTCTATAGCAGATGCGTGTGCTTGTTTTATATCTTCACTTGAATTCGGTATTCCACCTATTTCTTTTTCTGTTACTGACAACTTATTCCAAAGTTTATCCGGTCGGTTCATTGAGTATCCTCTGTATCCTCTTCTCTTAAAATAATACAAAAGCCTAGGTTTGTTGTTTTCACATAATAAAGGCATTCCGTAAAATACACAAGCCATTAACACATCTTCGAAAAACATCTCAGCTGTTTGAGGCCTTGCTACATATTCTAAAAAGAAAGTACTTGGTGGTGCATCTTCCATACTAAATTTGGTTAACCCGTGCAGTGCTCCCTTAGACCCTCTTCCGTCTGTTGTTCCTGATATATCATAACTATCACAACCTAAAGCACCCATGTGTTCGTTACCAGGATATCTAGCTCCATTCTTAATTATTTGCCTGTTCTGTATATCGTGAGCAGGAGTCCAGGTTATTAAGAACCTACCTTGCGGGTTTGGACTAAATATAACTTTAGAATCTTTTATACCGTTTTGCCATTGAAAACTACCTCTTGTAACTACGTTACTGTTAGCTAAGTCTTCATTGTAATCTATTTGTTCGTATATTTTCGCTAAGTTAAATATACTGTTTTTAGTTTCATCTCTAAAAGCGTGTTCCTCTGTTCTAGGGAACTGTCTGTAATATTCGTTTAGAGCGTCCTGGTCGCCTTTTAATCCTTCAGCTTCATTATTCCAATGTTCTATGACTCCGACTTCAATAGGGTCGCCATGTGAGTCCTCACAACCTTCTGGTGGGGTATTGAATACAGGCATCCCATAAGCATCAATGAATCCTTCGTAATTCCATTCCATAGGAATGAACAAAGAATATAATCCTGAGCGAGTTTGTCCGTTGGCGTTTCTTTTTGTAACATCTGATGTTGCATATAGCTTTTTAAAATTCTCACCACCTTTATCTAAAGCGTTTGACGTTGATCCCATCATACACTTTCCAATAACTCTTGCTCCTAACCTTAATGTCGTTTTCGTAACCCTCCAGTTGTTGAGGATGTTGTTCGGCCTTTCCCATTTACCCGATTCGTCATGGATGAGAAGTTTGAGTTTCTCCCCATCGTACGCGTTATCACCGGTGTTTTTCCAGTCAATCGTTGTGTCAAGTCCCGCGATGATCTCCGTGGCCTTGTTCGAATCGAGTCGCCTCCTTGTGAATTTTGAAGCGGGTACACGATACGCAAGTTCCGTCTTTGGTCTGTCCATACCGTCTTGTACGGGTTTAAAGAAAAACGGGAAGTTAACAGAAATGGGTACAACCTTATCTGTGAACATTTTCTTTGCATCGGCACCAGATTTGGACAAAATCCCAAAACGTGCGTCGGACGATATTGTTGCCATATTAACGGTCTCCCCAGACGCCATGAATGAAAAGCCTGAACGTCTGTTCTTGAGATAGCACATACCATAACTTCTTCTGTCGGCTTTACAAGCTTCCCAGAATATGTAGAATAATCTGTTTGATTCCCTAAACTCTGGCTTCCCAACATCAATTTTGGACCACTGCAAGTACATAAAGTGAGTACCAGTAATGTAAGTATCCACGCCTTTATTATTGAACCAGTGTCCGCCTTCTCTTTTATTAAATTGCTCATCTATATATGGTCCCCATTTAGTTTTAAAATTTTCAGGATAATCCCTCCAATCAAATATACTTTTTATAGCATTTAATTCTCTAGGGTACTCCTCGACAGTCCATCTGTCTGTTGTCTTATCTAACTTCCCTGGCGACTTCGGCAAAGCTATCCTAAGGTTTTGTATTTCGTATATTTCACCTATTTGACCAGTTTTGCTTATTACTACAATGTCGTGCTCTTTGTGGTATCCATACCCCCACTTCTTACCTTTATTAAGTCTAGAAATAGTTGTAAGTTTTACAGGAGTTACTACCTTATATAGATTCTGCTCGTACATTACTTAGATCTGTTTTCAGCAAAGCCTTTGAACTCTATTGTTTCAAGCTCTTTCTTAGGTTTGTTCTCTAATACTCTTTCTTCCTCCTCTATACGTGTTAGTATTTCAAAAGCGTCAAATATAGCTAGTTTTTTTGTAGCTGCAGCATTCTTAAGTTTATCCGCAGTTAGGTCGTCGTCTGAATCCACGATAGGCTCTTTAGCTACTTTTATTAATTCCTCAACTGCCTTTTGCCCAGCTAGGATTATATTCCTCTTCGTTTCCTTTGTATTCATATTTAATTGTGATTGAATTGGTGGGTACTCGGTATAACCTCTGCCCTTCTATTACAAACTCATATTCTGAGTTCGGCTTAAAACCTACTAATGACTCGGTTTTTATTTCGTCATTACCTAGTTTTACAATACCTATTAATGGCTTCTCAAATGCTACAGAAAACATCTTGTCTTCTTTTATGGGTTTAATAAAACAAAACCCTTTTAAAGCTCTCCATTCGTCGCCTCTTTTAAAAGCGTATATTTGATCAGCTTGTACGGTATAAACATCTTCAGCTAAATAATTTTTACTATCCTTCTCATTACCTCTAACGTCTCTAAACCTTCTAAAAACATTATGATGCACAATTACGTCATCTCCTTCTTTTAATTCTTCATTACCAACTAGAGGTAAATTAAGTATTGTACCTACTCTATTTGTATAACTGTGATTCTGCAGATCTGTGTTTAGTAATAACGTTTGCCCTTCTATTTTTTTAAACCCAACGGTTCTATCGCCTTTTGGTTTTACTAAATAATTAAAAACGCTTTGCATTTTAATAGTTTAAATCGTACTCCACAGAAATGGACATGTTTTTATTAAAGTCTTTCCAAGGCATTATTGTATCACCTTTTGTTATATGTATAGAGTACTTTTCTTCTTCTTCCAATATATGAGCTATAGTATGACCGCCATACACTTCCTGTCCAACAGCGTAGTGCATAGCGTCATTCTTATAGTCTTTACCGATGCTTATCTTACGAATTAGGTGCATCTGAAATGATTCCTGTTTGTAGGTCGATATTAACAGATCCGAATTCTTTTTCAAGATCAGCTTGCAGCGAGGAAAGATCTTTCACTACGCTTTGTAACTGAATTATCAGCTCAGCCTTATGCCCTTCAAGTCCTCCAATTTTCATTTGAATTTGATTCTGCTTACTAACAGCTTCTTGCAAATCTTTTAATTGTTCTTTTGAAACCGATTTTACTTCGTTTGCCTCTACCTCAATTGTTTTTACTTCACCCATAATGATTTAATTTAATTTAATTGTTACTATTTTTGTTTTTGTTTATACGGAAACGCTTTGTTTAACGCTTCTTTTCTTTTGTTACAACCGCAATCACCAGGGAGTTTATCTACTATTGTTTTAATTCCTGTTGCTTTTGTAATTTTTTCTATTGTATCTCCTAATCCTTTTGATGCCATTAGCAATTCCATTTGTCTAAAGCTAACTTCTTCCTAGTTGGTTCTCCGTTAGGTTTTTTCATAGGCCCTGGCATCCCACTCATTCTTGC